GCCTGTGGGGCTCTGCATTTAAGGCAGGCCCTACATGCCCGGCATCATCAACGAGACCATCGAACAGGTCCCCATTGGCAGCCTGCAGCCCCACCCCCGCAACCCCCGGCGTGGCGACGTGGGCGCCATCCAGGCGTCCATCGGGCACCACGGGTTCTACGGAACGGTGGTAGCACAGCGCAGCAGCCGGCGCATCCTAGCGGGCAACCATCGCTGGCTGGCTGCTCAGGCTGCCGGGCTGACTGAGGTCCCCGTTGCCTGGGTGGATGTCGACGACGAGCAGGCCGAGCGCATCCTCCTCGTGGACAACCGGAGCAACGACCTCGCGTCCTATGACGATGGCGCCCTGCTGGACCTGTTGCGGGAACTGCAAGCCACCGACGACGGACTGGCGGGCACAGGGTTCGACGACGCGGCCATGGATGCGCTGCTGGCGGAGGCTGCGGGAGCACCCTCTGAGGACGAGGACTCGGCAGAGGAGGATGCGGTCGACGTCCCGCAAGACCCGGTCAGCAGGACCGGGGATGTGTGGTCACTTGGCGCCCACCGACTAGCATGCGGCGACTCAACCAACGCGGACACGGTCGCCGCACTGATGCAGGGCGAGAAGGCTGACCTCTGCTTCACAAGCCCACCATACGGGCAACAGCGCGAATATAAGGCCGGCGTGTCTGACTGGGACGCATTGATGTGTGGCGTTTTCACCAACTTGCCGATGGCAGATGGCGGGCAAGTCTTGGTCAACCTCGGACTAGTCCACAGGAACGGGGAGTTCGTCCAGTATTGGGCCAGATGGATAGAGTGGATGCGCGCCAATTCCTGGCGCGCTTTCGGCTGGTATGTGTGGGACCAAGGCCCTGGCCTCCCTGGGGACTGGGCAGGTAGGCTGGCCCCGTCATTCGAGTTTATCTTTCACTTTAACATGTCCGCGCGTGAGCCGAACAAGATAATAGAATGCGTTGGCGCAGGGAAGGTTTACCACCAGAGCAACAACGGTGGCCTCCGGGGAAGGAATGGCAGTATCGGAGGATGGTCGTCGGCAGGAGTGCCATGCCAAGACTATCGCATCCCCGACTCAATAGTCCGTATTATTAGGCAGAAAGGGTCAATCGGCGACGGCATCGACCATCCTGCGGTCTTCCCCATCGCGCTCCCCGAGCACATCATCCTGTCTTACTCGGACCCCGGCGAGGTGGTTTACGAGCCGTTCTCTGGATCAGGCACAACCATCTTGGCTGCGCAGAAGGCCGGGAGAAAAGCACGGGCTATCGAGTTGTCGCCTGAGTATGTGGATGTAGCCATCGTCAGGTTCCAGCGCATGTTCCCAGGCTTGCCTGTGACACTCCCCGACGGCCGGACCTTCGCCGAGGTGGCATCGGAGAGGCGGTGATGCGACATGGGCCGGCCCTGTAAGCTGACCCCCGAGGTGCATCAGCGCATCGTGCAGTTCCTGCGGCACGGCAACTCCCAGAAGGCAGCGGCCGAGGCTGCCGGCATCCCAGAGCGCACAATCCAGCGCTGGCTGGCACAAGGAGAATCTGCCAATCAGGGCAAGTTTTGGCAGTTTTGTCAGGACTGTAAAAAGGCTCAGGCCGAGTGGCAGGCCAGCATGGTCCGAGTGGTCGAGCGTCACGCCGTGGGCGCCGACGGCCTGATGCCAACGTGGCAGGCGGCAGCCTGGCTCCTGGAGCGGCGCGACCACAAGAACTGGGGGCGCCGGGTCTCGGCCGAGCACTCCGGGCCGGGCGGCGACAAGCCCATTGAGGTGAGAGTTGAGGACACGACGTGGCAGCGGGTCATCCAGGACCCCGAGGCCCTGCGCATCCTCGATCGCCTCGCAGCTCGCCTCAGTGGTGGAGAGGGCTCGTGAGGCCAGCCCTGCAGCATTAGCTGAGTGGCTATCAGGCGGCGAGTGGCATCGGGCGCGCCACCTCGAGCGGCTCAATGACCACCTGTTGGACCTCGCCACCGGACGCATCCGCCGCCTGCTGGTCTCGATGCCGCCCCGGCATGGCAAGTCGGAACTCATCTCCCACTGGCTGCCGGCCTGGTATCTCAACACCTGGCCCGAGCGGCGCATCATCCTGGCCACCTACGGCGCGGAGTTCGCCGCCGACTGGGGGCGCCGGGTGCGCAACACGGTGCAGGAGCACGCCGACATCCTCCGGGTGCGCATCGCCCAGGACTCCGCCGCGGCCAACCGCTGGCACACGACGGCCGGCGGGGGAATGGTGGCAGCCGGCGCAGGCGGACCGCTGACCGGGCGCGGGGCCGACATGTTCATCATCGACGACCCCATCAAGACCGCCGAGGGCGCCTATTCCGCGACCTGGCGCGAGCGGGTCTGGGACTGGTGGACCACGACGGCCCGCACCCGACTGGAGCCCGGCGCCTCAGTCGTGGTGCTGATGACCCGATGGCATGACGACGACCTGGCCGGGCGCATCCTGCGCAACGCCCAGGAGTCTGGCGACGGCTGGGAGGTCCTGAACTTGCCCGCCCTGGCCGAGGAGGGAGACCCCTTGGGCCGGGAGCCCGGCGAGGCCCTCTGGCCAGAGCGCTACGACGTGGAGGCCCTGCAGGAGACCCGGCGCGAGGTGGGAGAGCGAACCTGGTCGGCGCTCTATCAGCAGCGCCCCGTGGTGGACGAAGGCGGATACTTCCAGCGCGGCTGGTGGCGCTACTACACGCGGCCCCCGGTGCGATTCGACGAGGTCCTGCAGTCCTGGGACTGCGCCTTCAAGGGCACGGCCTCCAGCGACTACGTGGTGGGCCAGGTCTGGGGCCGGAAGGGCGCCGACCGCTATCTGCTTGACCAGGTGCGTGGGCGCTGGGACTTCCCTCGCACCCTGGACGCCATCCGGGAGCTGTCCTTCCGCTGGCCCGACGCTCGCGTCAAGCTGGTCGAGGACAAGGCCAACGGCAGCGCGGTCATCGACACCCTGCGCCGTGAACTGCAGGGCCTGGTGGCCGTCGAGCCCGAGGGCGGGAAGGTGGCCAGGGCGGCCGCCGTCTCGCACCAGGTGGAGGGCGGCAACGTCTGGCTGCCGGCCAGAAGCATCGCCCCCGACGGGACGCCGGCCCTGGACCCCTGGGTGCGTGACCTGGTCGAGGAGGCCGCGGCCTTCCCGACCGGTGTGAACGACGACCAGGTGGACGCCATGACGCAGGCGCTGATTCGGATGGCGCGCCCTGCATCAACCGGGCGCATCCCGATAGCCCGCATCGGGACCGATTATCGACAGGCATTTGCGAGGTGAAGTAATGGCTCTGCTTGGACCAGACGGGAAACCGTATCAACGGCCCCAGCAGATCCGCCGATCCGGCCGGAACTACCTGGATGGCGTCCACCAGTGGGCAGGCAACCTGGTTCGCCAGGACAGCCTGGGCATCGACACATACCAGCGCATGGTCGATACTGACGAGACCGTGGGCGCCGGATTGGACTTCCTGGCCGTCAGCGCCTGTGCGAAGCTGGGGCAGTACACTCACCCCAGGCGGCGCTTCCAGCGGTTCATCAACGAGTGCTTCGAGTCCATGCGCGGCAGCCTGGCCATGGCCGTGCGGGACATTCTGTCCGCCCTGTGGGCCGGGTTCTCGGTCACGGAAATCTGCCTTCGCCCCGAAGGCGGGCGCTGGATGCTGGACCAGCTTGCGACGCTGGACCCGGCATCTGTGACCTTTGGCTTGGACTTGCAGCCCAAGTCCCGCACCTATGGCGAGGTCGAGCACATCTGGCAGTGGCGTTACTCCGCCTGGCAGACCCATCTGGACCCGCGGCAGGTCGTGCACTACGTTCACCAGCAGCGGTTCGGCAACCCCTACGGCCAGAGCCGGCTGAAGCGGGCCTATGCTCCGTGGTTCATTAAGACGAGCCTCCTGCCGGCCTGGGGCCAGGCCCTGGAGCGCTACGGCGCGCCCCTGACGGTAGGGAAGACCACTAACCTGGCCCAGGAGATGGAGGACGACGAGGGCGTCATCACAACCCGTGGGCAGTACATGGTGGACCGCCTGAAGGAACTTATTTCCGGGGCCTGCGTCGCCATCGAGGAAGGCGAGGAGATTGCCTTCCAGGGCTTGACGACGGCCGTGGGTGAGAACTACGAGGCCGCCCAGAACCACCTGAACAAGATGATCCTGCGGTCGCTCCTGCTGCCTAGCCTGGTCTTCGACAACACCGACACCGGCAGCTACTCGCTGGGCGAGAAGCACTACGACGTCTACATCATGGGCCTGGACTACCTCCTCTTGGAGGTCACTGAGACCCTGCTGGAGCAACTGGTCCGCCCTCTGCTGTGGTGGAACTTCGGCTGGGAGGGGGAGCTGGGCGAGTTCACCCGGCCCCAGTTGCAGCCCGAAGACAGGGCGGCCCTCATCAACGGCATCGTCCAGTTGACCACAGCCGGCTACATGAGCCCCGAGAACAAGTCCGACCTGGACTGGGTGCGCGAGACGGTCGGCCTGGAGATTGTGGAGAGCCTCCCGTATTCCGCCCCTGCGCTGCCCGCGCGAGCATCTGCTTCCACCGAGGAGCCGGACGGGGACGACGAGGACGGCGACGGCTCTCCCGGTTCTGAACTCGAGCAACCAGCGGAGATGCGGATGCGCTTGCTGCGAGGCGTGGAGGCTACGGCGTGACCTTGACCCTGGTCAACCTGGCCGACCAGGACGCCGCCCTGCCGTTCCCCTGGTCCCGCATCAAGCGCACCCTGGACTCCCTGGAGGCCCGGTTTGTGCGCAGCGGACTGCGTCTGCAGGCTGAGCGCGTGCAGGCCCTGCGCCCGGTGGTGGAGGAGGCCCTGCGTCACGGCATGGTGCCTGCCACCATCGACCTGGATGGCAACTTCCTGGACCTGGTGGAGGCCTACGTCGGGCAGGTCCTGGTGGAGGGAATCGTCCAGGGAGACGCCGACGTGAGAGCCGAGGAGCGCCGGGCGCGGGCGGCTGGTGTAAACCTAAAGGTTGACGGTGAGGCCGTGATTCCGAAGGAGGCGATCGCCTTCATCGAGAGCCGGCGCGACCTGAACCGCTTCTTCGACGCCGACCAGGTCGAGAAGGTGCGGACCATCCTGGGCAACTCCCTGCGCGAGGGGGCCACCGTCAAGCAGACGATGGACGCCTTGCAGACGGCGCTTCCCGGGGCTAGCCGGGCCCGCCTGGAGAACATCGCCAGGACCGAGGCCACCGCGGCCTACAACCAGGGCCGCGTCTATCGCTTCCTGCAGTCGAAGGGCTTCATCCAGGCCGTGCGGTTCGATGCCATCCTGGACAGTCGGGTCACGGACATCTGCCAGCACCGCAACGGCCTGCTGTTCGCCCTGGACGACCCCAGGCTGCGGCAGAACACGCCGCCCCTGCACTACCAGTGCCGCAGCGTCCTGACGCCCATCTCCGGCTACAAACTGGAGAAGATGGGCGGGCGCGAGCGCCTGGCTGCCGACCGCGCCAAGATGGACGAGGCCCCCGGCCCCCAGGTCACCAAGAAGGGCCGCTTTGGCAATGAGCCGTGGCCGGACGTGCAGGGCGGCGACGGTGCGGCGCCGATGCCGAGGGCGAAGCCGGTGGGGCCGAAGGGGCCTGCGGAGGGAGGAGAGGCAGCGACCCCAGAGCGCACGCCGCG